TATAGCATTTCTTCTTGTTCCTCTTGACCATAATGCTCCGTTGTTTGAAGCATCTCTAGCAAAAGCTAAATGCATCCATGTATTGTTTGAAAATAAACCTGATGAAGATGAAAACTGTGCACCATCTTCGTAAAGAATTAGATTTCCATTGTCAATTCCTATTGAATAACCATTACCACTTGCATTTCTTCCATCCCAAAGAATACCTGTTTGTGTTGTAGCATCTGAAGCATACCACCAAAATTCTATAGTAAATGCTCCACCATCTAAACCATCAACAGTTCCTGATGCATTTACATAATCACCTGTACCATCTACTAATAATGAAGCGGTTCCAAATTCTTTTTCAGCTGTAGATAATTGTGCATCCCCATTTACAGAGAATCCATTACCACCTTCTGAAGGATTTAATACATTTACATTAGCATCTCCTTGAACAACTGATCCTACAGCAAGACCAGCTGATAAACCAATACCTACAACTGTAGCATCAGGAGAAGGATCTACTGTTCCTTCATCCATTGACATTGACATTTGAACAGAAGCTTGTCCCCATTCTTGTTGTCCCCAACCAACAGATGCTCCCCATCCTGGGTTAACTTCAGTAGTTATTGATGCAATAGTATTTGCATCTGATTCAGCAGTTCCTAATGAAGAACTTAAATCAAATCCTACAGCATCTACGATTGCTGGATTGAAGTTTATTTCACCAATCATTGATAAACCAGTGACCTCAACTTCAACTAATGAAAAGGCATCTAAAGTTCCTAAATTAGTATTTAATTCTTCTCCGGTAGGGATGATATTTGCATCGGCAGTTGTTAAAATATTTCCTAAATCAGAAGAAAGTTGAATTCCAGTTAAATCAACTTGATTACCTGCAATACCCCAAACTCCAGCATTCCATTCTTGGTGACCCCAACCTGTATTTATTATTCCAGTTGCTGTAACTGAACCTATGTTTGCTGATAAAGAAATTCCTGTTACAGGAGCTTCAGGTGATTGTAAATCACCCCATTCACCACTATTCCAAAACTGTCCTCCCCATCCCTGGGATCCAAAAACAACTGCACCAGATATTTGTGTAGATAAAGAAAATCCAGAAATTTCTATATTTACACTATCTTGTTGTCCCCAACTATTTAAATTCCAACTTAATGCACCATATGAAATTGCACTTAAATCTATTTGACCACCCATTCCAGCGTGGTTTAGACAGTAGTAATATAATGTGTCTGGTGTACTTGAAGATGTTTCTATTTCAATGTAAGCGCCCGCACTACCTGCAGTTCCAACTTTTGTGACACCGGTAGTATACTCGGTCCCACCTCCAAAAGTTCCATCTGAAGTAGTAGAAAAATTTATTGGGTGTGTTGTATTTGTAGGGTCTGATTGCTCAAACCGATAAGTTGCACCTTTAGCAAAATTAAGTGTTGCTTGTTGAACACCGTTTACAACGTATTTATTTCCACTAGGGGTATTGACAACAGTTACTGAAAATAAAAAAGGACTTTCAGCTATATTTAACTGACCGCCCATTCCAAGATGATTTCCACAATAATAATATAATGTGCTTGGTGAGTCGTAAGTTAACTCTATTTCTACATAAGCTCCAGGATTACCTGCTGTTCCAACAACTGTAACTCCTGTAGTATATTCACTTCCACCTCCGAAAATTCCGTCAGCAGTAGTAGAAAATTTAAATGGATGAGTTGCGTTATTAGCGTTAGATTGATCGAACCTATAAGTTACACCTTTAGTGAGGTTAAGTGTAGCTTTCTGTACACCATCAATGTAATATCCTCCACCAGTACCTGAAGGTACTGTAACCACATAAGTTATATCTGCCATAGGAAATTATCTCCTATGATTAACCTGATATTCTTAGTATCGCTGCTGTTGTTGTAAAAGCTGGAAACTGAATTGTGAAAGTTCCTGATGTCGCTGTTTTATCTGCTCCAAAATCTAAAGCACATACAGCTGCATTATTTACAGTTGCTGAAGTGTTGTAGATTAAAGCTCCTCTAGCAGTCAAAGTCACACCAGTGAATGATCTGTCAGCATAATCAACAATAGCAACACCTGATGCAATTGATGTACCATTATTTACTAATGCTCCACCGCCTGATACGTATTGTCCACTGTTAGCAACTTCATTAGTTGTCGTAAATGAAGTAGTTGCTGAGTTTAGAGTAGCTGAAGAAGTATAAAGAGCGATTTTAAACTTGTCACCACCAGTTTGCTTGAAGTTGTGATCAGCTTCTAATAATTCTTTTTTAAAAGAATTAGCAAGTGCTTGTGTTATAGCCATAGTTTTATCTCCTTATTATTATTTTCCGCCAACTCGAGGAACACCTGATTGATATTCATCTCGTCGTCTTCTTCCCATTTGTTCAACTGAGAAGCCTTCTAACACCTGTTTATACTTTCCTTCGTATAATTGCAAGAGATCATTTGGCCCCTTTAAAAATGAAAATGCTTCAACTAAGCACGCATATAATAGTCCGTTGGGAAAATTCTTACTAATATATGTAGTCGTATTTGTACTAGATAAACCGGGATCTTTCAAGATATAATTTAATTGAATTTCATAAGTTGAGCTTGGTGTAGGAGCTAAAACTATTGTATCTTCGTCCCACATACTATAATATTTTGGCTCTCCTTCTACTCCTGTTGAATTATATTCCGACATAAAACTTGTATCTCTATATTCTAGAAAATTTCTAGTATTTCCTGACCCACCATTTACTATTTGTGCAGACCTAATAACTAATAAATTATCTGGAACATCTATGAATCTACTTGAAGCTGCTAAATTAGCAGTAGCATATCTTCTATTATTATCAGAATCTACATCTCTTAAAATTCTAAATTCTGCATTTTCTATAAAACCGTCTACAATAGTAGATGTAAAAACATTTGAATCTACTTCAGTATAATCTCTAATTTTTTGTACTAATTCTGCGTATGTCATTATGTTGTTACCGTTACACTTCCTAAAGTTATTAAACCTTGTCTTCTATTATTAACCGAAGATCCATCATCTGGTATCATACCATTATTTGATTGAAATGCAAAGTCTCCAGGTAGAGTTAAATCTACATTCATAAATCCACCATCTCCACTTTGCGCTGAGAATGTTTGTGGTCTCGCATTTAATAAACCCTGTGGATCAGCAGGTGCTGGTTTTGGTTCTAACTGTGGATGCTTTGGTTCAAATTCGGATGTATGCACTCTTGATCCATTCCATTCAATAACCATTTCTTTGTATGGAAATGCTTGACCACTTCTATCTGAAATAAACTGTGCAAATTTTCCATTTGATCTAGACATTTGGATAATAATTTTTTGGGGTTATAAAAGAACTAGATGAAGAACCATCTTCCTCAAGAGCTCTTTTTAATTCATCTTCGTAAAGCATTTTCATTTGTTGAACTAATTCTGGTTTAAATTTTTGTGATAAATAATATGCAAGTCCTGCTACCATACAAGGTACAAATCTATATGGTACATCTGCTTCATTACTATAGGCTCCTGCATCCTGAATCCTGCTGACATAATAATAGTTTAGAAAGTTTCCGGCTTCAGAGCTTCCGGGAGTTAAATATAAAGTGATAGTTACTTTATCAATAAATCTTTGTACAAAATATTGTGAAGGAACACCGGTAGATGTTTTATTTGAAAATGCTTGATACTCAGATCTATTTATTTTTGTAAGTGGTGTGTCAACACTAGATGCATTTCTATAACTTGCTTCTAAAATATCATCAACACCATAAACTGCAGTTGCATCTGAAGTACCATCAGCTGTTGATCTATACATTGTATATTGTGATTGACCATCAACTAATGTAATTGAATTATTTTTTACCTGCCAATAATGCAAACCTCTATTAGCCCATTCTTGAAACATTATGTTCAAAGAACGTCTTGCTGTTTTTATATCATTACCAGAATAATCAAATCTACCTACACGTTCGTAAGCTTCAGTAATTATATCATCAATATAAAAACCTGATTCAAAGGTTGTAGTTCCAGAAGTTGCCATTTAGACCTTACTTATCTATTAATACAGTTGCTTTAGCACTTGTGATTGCACTGCAAGTCATTCCACTTTTAAATAAAATTCCATCTTCAGGCATGTTAAATGAAAAAACATCTCCTGGAGGAACATCTGCTGTGAATTGAGTTCCGTCAATATCTTGTAAAGTTACAGATCCAATT